TGGCTCTGGCGATGGCGATGGCTCTGGCTCTGGCGATGGCTCTGGCTCTGGCGATGGCTATGGCTATGGCGATGGCTCTGGCTCTGGCGATGGCTCTGGCTCTGGCGATGGCTATGGCTCTGGCTCTGGCGATGGCTATGGCTATGGCGATGGCTATGGCAAAGATATCGCCGTCCGTATAGCCGCCGTTGGTGAGTGATATGAGTCATATCGAATCGATCATTTCCTGGTTTAAGTTTCGAGGATCTGCGGCGACGCTGCGTGAAATCTTGATGAGCGGCGAACCTTGGAGCCACGAATTTAATGCAAGAAAAACGGACCTTCGTAAGCAGGGACGCTATGACTTGGTTCTGCGAAAGGGTAAAAAGGCGAGTGAAAACTTGTACGTGCTTTATGAGCGTGAAACGTCAGGCCAAATGCGGATCGCGATATGACTGTTAAATTCACGATCAGCGGAAGATTACCTGGCATGAATGATTTCATCGGAGCCATGAACGCAAACCGATGGAAAGGCGCGGATCTGAAACGCAAAGAAACCAGGCGCTGCGCGATGGCAGTCGTTGGAATTTCCCCCATTCACAAGCCAGTCACGATCTCAATTTGTTGGTACGAACCAAACCGGCGGCGCGATATTGACAACGTGTCGGCCGGTGGTACGAAGGTGCTTCTAGATGGCCTCGTATCCGCAGGGATTTTGCCCAATGACGGGCGAAAGTGGGTAAAAGGCATATCGCATTGGTTCCCAGAAATTGACCCTTTAAATCCGAGAGTCGAAGTAACTTTGGAGGAAATTGAATGACCAAAACGCAATTCGTCGTTAACAGTCTATGAAGCACAAACACAAATTCGAGCCGTACTTGAAAGAAGCGCTCGTTTACGTTCAGAAAGGCAAGCGAGAAATTATCACGATGCGTGCGCCTGTCGAACGGTGTGAATGTTGGTTGATGTCGACGAAACCGTTTTCGGATGGAACGAGAGTTGAAATTAGCGCGGATCGCCGCATTAGAAATATTTACGAAGGGAGGAATAAATCATGAGCCGTTATCTCTGGCTGTTGGCGTTGCCGTTATGTTGGGGAATTAATAATTCTTCTGGAACTTATATTGTTAACGGGCCAATCGTTCAAACTACCGATGTTTATATTGCCTCAACCAATCAGTGGGCATTTTGCATGGATCATTCAGAACAATGGGCTAAAGACCTCGCCGCCGCGCTCAATGAAGCGCATGAGCGGAGAACAAATCACATCATTGGACTTATCCCTGCCGAGACTCCGTGGAAAGACTCTAAGAAAGCGGATTTGGACACTGACGACGTGCAGGCCAACCCCGGCAAAATGATCACCAACAAAGAGGCGTGCGGGGAAGAAGATTGCGGGAAGGAGCCAAAATGAAAACGAAACTCGTCTTACTATGTGCGTTGTTGTCTCTCGGAGCGTGTCGTGGTCATGACGGCCGGGACGGCTCAAGTGGAAAGAATGGCTCCGGCGGAGCGGCAGGCGGAACGGGACCGACGGGCCCTATAGGACCTGGCGGCCCTCCTGGAATAACAAGCAGTATTCCTTTCACGTACAGCGGAAGCTACAGTTTTCCTGTCGTAAGCGCCATCCAAACGATCCCAGGTTTTGACCTCGAAAAGGGCGACGTTATTAACGTCTACGTTCAATGGCAAAACCAGCCCTGGACTCAGATCGGAAGCACTTGGGTGGGCGGCATGGCGGGAAGTTATGCGGTCAATGGAAATGTCGTGTCACTCACAACCGTTATCGGTCCTTCAGCGCCTTTAGTGGGATGGGTCATGAGTGGGATAAAAAACCAATGATCCCCACGCTCTTCCTCATCTGTGCCTTAGGACTCCCCGCCAACTTCAGCGGAAGACACAACAGCCACGACTCGAAGGAAGAGTTTCTGCGGGACTATCATTACATCAAAGACATTCTCAATCGCAGTTATCCCGATCATGAGTTTCTGATTGTGCCAGAGGAGTTGAACATTACTCCAGGAAAAGAGTGGGTCAAGATCTACTTAAAATGGCGGTCGCACACGATTTATGAGAGATGGAGCAAGAACAGGATGAGCGCATGAAGCAGTTCAAAATCATTCTTGCGTCACCTCTTATTTTATTGCTGACGATCTGTATCTCGGTTGGAATTGGGATCTCTTTTATACTCAACAAGATTTTCCCGCTTGGTGGGGAACATGGTTAACAGCAATAAGATCATCTTGCATCTATGCGCCAAAGAAGGATCAGACTCTAAGCCCTATCGAGATGCTGGCTATGACGTGCGAATTATTGGCGAAGAAATCGGGGTCGAAAACTACACGCCCCCCCCCCAATGTGTACGGCATTATTGCCAATCCACCATGCACCCATTTTTCTATAGCTCGATCATCGGCGAAAGAGCCAAGAGATTTAAGAGAAGGAATGCGATTAGTAAAAGAGTGCCTTCGGATAATTTGGGAGTGTCAGTACGTCTGCATCGGAAATTCCAATCAACGAAGCCCTTTGCAGTTCTGGGCAATAGAAAACCCTGCCTCAGGCTTTCTGCGATGGTTTTTAGGAACCCCGGCATTTCAGTATTCGCAAGGGGAGTATGGTGGCCTCATGACTAAACGAACAGCTTTATGGGGAGATTTCAATTTACCGAAACGCCCGATACTTTCAAATCCGTTACCAGTAGGATCGACGTTAGGCAGTGCGAGAGAACGCACTAGCCACGACATGCAAACGCGCAGCCGATGCCCAATAGATTTCGCTATGGCGTTCTTTGAAGCTAATCCATAAAGAATTTTCTCGCCTAGCGGGGAATACGGTCTCTCTTGACCTGTCAGACAGAATACACGCTAGGCGGGAATGATTTTGGCCCTGCTGTTACACAGGCGGACATCGCTGTGCGAGATGAGCGTCTGGGCATATTCTCCAGGCCAGGGCCATTAGTTTAAGCCGCCCTTTTCGATGGGAGTCGCGGGGGCGGCGAATTTAAGGAGGACAAATGAAACGCAAACCAAAGACTAAGAACTTAGCGCTGGATGAAATGCGGATGATGCGAGAGAATCGAAAGGCGCTCTTAGGCCACCGCTGCGCTCCGCATGAGCATATGAGTTCGCTTTGCAAAGAATGTGATGCCATCTTCGAGAGAGGCTTAAAATCATCTCAAGTCATTGCCTGCAAACATCCAGGACCTGTTCAGGAGTTTAAGCCGCACGATTGCGACACGCAGTGGCAGACTCACATTGCCTATGTCCTGTTCATGATTCTGACGGGATTAGTTTGCTTTGCCTGGGGATATGGTCCGAAATGGCTAAACTAAAACCCTGGATCAGAACGGCGGTGAGAAAGACAAAGAAGCACATTCCCGGAAAGGCCATACGTGGGTGTTTGTGTTGGCGATGCGATAGGGTGCGCGATTTTAAGATGAGGACACGTGCTTGACAGTCGGATGTCAGCATTGGGCCCGCCAGCTTGAATACCAAAGGCAACGTGAGCGGCGTGGGTGAAGAAGCCTTAGACCGAGGGGGAGTTTATGACTAAACTTAAGACTAATCTATGACTAAAGAGCGCCAGAAAGAAATAATTATTTATGGTGGCTTGTGGGAAATGATCCTGACACCCAGGCCGGAGGGAAGTGAAATGACTGACGACAAATTCGCGGAGATGGCGAAGAAAATAATTCAGGATATAGATTGTGATTTGTGCCAATCTAGTCGGGAGATATGGGCTCGAATGACAACCATTGTCTCTGAAGCCCTCCGCGCCGTCGACAAAGAAGCGTATGAGAAAGGTTTGGCTAAACAGTTCGAGATCCAGCAAATCAGAGAGAAGCAAGCCGAACAGCGCGGGCTGGAGAAGGCGGCGAGGCGTGTAGAAAGTCTTATATCTCCAGATTGTCATACGACACGCTGTAACTATGTAAACGTGCCATGTGGGATTTGTACGTGTAATTTGCCACGCGTCGCCGACGAAATCAGGAGGATGAAATGATAGTGAAATTCTTCTGGCTTCTGCTCATTCCGGCGTGGGCGGTGTTTATTGCGGTTCATTCACAGATGACGGCGCATCATTATTTAAGAGGGGTCTGAAACGATGACAACAGAAATTATTCGTGCTGGAAATATGATTGACGATTCTCCTATCTGTAGCCGGTGCGGAATGGCTTACGGCGCCTGGGAGTTGAACTTGAAGCATGGTAATAAGGACAATTTCCTGAATTTCGTTCACAGGCCGGGATGCAGCTGGCGCATAGGTCAGCATCCGAAAGAGTTTGGCCAGAAGTTGAAAGACGCCGGGCTAATCCCGAGCAATGCGAATATTATCAGGATGCAATGAAAGAAAAGCGCGGAATCGATTACGTGATGTGCCATGGGAAGAAAGTCAGGATCTTAAAGCGAGGCGTTAAAGTTAACTGGAAACCGAAGCCGACAGGGATACCAGAAAACAGGGAGATCATCGTAGAGGCGTGGGACGACTCAGATTTAAAGATTGACTGGCGAAAATTTAAGAAAAAAAAGCAAAAACGTATATGACAAGACCCTATAATGAACGGAGAAATCGAAACGTAGTTGTTCTAGTGGAGCGCCGCGGTATACCTCACAAGGATGTGGCGAAGAAGCTAAAAATAACCGTTATCAACGTGAGGCAGATACTTTATCGTCACCGTCATGTAACGCAATGTAACGAGCAAATAAAAGAAAAGTAGCGTAGACTTAGATCACTTGGGAGGTATCGCGTCGATTTGATGCGGAACCATCTCTTTTTTTATGCGTATGCCTCCCAAAGAATTACGCAACCCTCTGCCCGAAAGGTCGGAGGGCTTTTTTTATCGTTTAAATTCAAGAAGCGGAATATATTTAAGAGGTTTTTGTTTGAAGTGGGTAGAGTGGCCATGTCTCTGCGAAAGCGGGTCATGGTGTTTTATGTGGGACGATTGATCCCAAATTGCAAGATTTTCTGGCATGTTGTGAGCTTTGATCTCATCGATGTGATGGATAATGCACCGTTTTGGAAGAAATCCAAGGAAGTCGAAAGCCACACGTCTATGCTGAAAAACTTGTCCGTTTCGATTTGCGAGAGGATGGTCAATATTGGACTCCACGATGTAGCCTCTTTTATCGATAGACCATCCGCGTTTATAGAAGTGATGTTTGGCTCCTCGTTGGGCTTTCCCAATCCAAATTGCTCTACATTTCCAACTGCATACTTTTCTTCTCAAAGATTTATATCCAACGAAAGATTTAATGCAGACAGCGCAAATGATCGTTTCTTTTTTAGATGGATTAGCCTTCAGTCCAGCCGAGTTGTGTCCTGGAATGAAACGATGTGGTCGCTTCTTCGCATCGAAGTCTTCGATCAAATTTCCACACCCGCAAGCGCATGGTTTCATGATGAAAAGTATAGCTAAAGAAAATGAGAATGGCAATCGTTGTCCATCCTGCCTTATGAAATTAGCCTGGGGTATTCATCCGCATAACGGGTGCAGTTGGCCTATCTGTACGTGCGAGTGCCGACAGAGGTCATGAATGAAAGACAGCTCCTATTCGTCGCGGAATACCTCAAAGACCGTAAAGCCGGAGCGGCGGCGATCCGTGCTGGCTATTCTAAGAAGACAGCAGAGACGTGCGGACCTCGTCTGCTCAGAAAAGTTCAGATCAAAAAACTCGTCGCAAAAGGATTCAAAAAGATCACGGACAAATGCGAAGTCACAGCCGAGCGCGTTATTGCGGAACTCGGGAGACTTGCTTTCAGTGACCTCGGTTTACTTTATCGACCGGACGGAACCCTCAAACCAATCACTGAATGGCCTGAAGATGCGCGCCGTGCTGTGGCCGGAATCGAATCAGAAGAGATCTTTGAGTTTGAAAGAGGCGAAAAGACGAACGTCGGCGACCTTAGGAAGATCAAACTATGGTCTAAGAATAACGCGCTTGAGACGCTCGCGCGCCATTTCAAGTTGTTGACGGATAAAGTCGAAGTCACAGACGTAACGGACTACGCGGCGATTATGAGGGCCAGGCGTGAAAAGCACAAACACTCAAGCTAAGAAAGATCCGAACGTAGAGTTATGCGAAATGCTCATTGATTACGAGCATAACTGGTCAAAGCTTATTGATATTGCGTTCCCGTGGGGCGAAGGCGAATTGCTTGGCCGGGCGCCGGAGCAATGGCAGCGATACATTTTAAAGCAGATCGATGACGGCTTTATGACCATTGAGCAGGCGATTCTCTTGGCAGTCGCCTCCGGCCATGACGTGGGCAAGTCTGCGCTCGTGTCCTGGATCATCCTATTCGGTATTTCGACGTTTGAAGATACTCGCGGCGTGGTGACAGCGAACACCGCGACGCAGCTCATGACGAAAACCTGGCCGGAGTTATCCAAATGGCACAACTTGTTTATCGCCAAACACCTCTTTGAAGTCACCGCGACGTCCATCTTCTCCAAACAGCCCGGCCATGAGAAGACCTGGCGTATTGACGCGATTCCATGGTCAGTCAATAACACGGAAGCTTTCGCCGGTCTCCACAATCTGGGCAAGCGCGTCGTTATCCTGTTTGATGAAGCCAGCGCCATCTTGCAGCAGATCTGGGAAGTGACGGAAGGCGCAACCACAGATGAAGACACCGAGATCATTTGGGCGGCATTTGGCAATCCGACTCGTAACACCGGGCGATTCTTTGATTGCTTTCACAAACTGAAACACCGCTGGAAAACACGCCAGATCGATTCCCGAACCGTCAAGCTATCGAACAAAATCAAGATTAAGGATTGGGAGGAAGACTATGGCAAAGACTCGGATTTCTTCAAAGTCCGCGTGCTCGGGGAGTTCCCGGCGACGGGCGAAAAACAGTTTATTTCTACTGCCCTTGTTGACGCTGCGCGAGGAAAACACATTCCCATTGACCAGTATAATTTCGCTCCTGTTATTCTTACGTGCGATCCAGCTTGGACAGGATCGGATGAATTAGTCATTTACAAGCGCCAGGGCCTTGCCTGCGAAATGCTGATGAAACTGGCCAAGAACGATGACGATACGATGGTTGCTGGATTCCTGGCAGGGTTCGAGGATGAACATCAAGCGGATGCGGTGTTTATTGATCTCGGATACGGCACTGGTATTTACTCGGCTGGCAAGCTCATGGGCCGGAATTGGACGCTTGTATCGTTTGGCGCGGCCTCTAACACGCCAGGATACGCCAATAAACGCGCTGAGATGTGGGGAGCGATGCGCGATTGGCTTAAAGAAGGCGGCGCCATACCGGACGATCCGAGACTCTGCGAGGAGATCCCCGGCCCAGAATATCAGGTCAAACTCAATGGCGACATCGTTATTGAGTCCAAAGATGACATGAAAGAGCGCGGGATGCCGAGTCCTAACCGGGCCGACGCTTTGGCGCTAACATTCGCTTTCCCGGTACGGAAGAAGATCAGGAACGATCCTAAGAGACGGATGGAAAACTCTGAACCGCGAGAAGGGTACAAAGTCTATGCGTGAGGTGGCTTAAAATTTGTGGTGCAGCAGCGGTAATCTTGCCCTGGGTGATGGCTGGCGTGGCGACGGCCGGAACAGCGGCTTCAATGGTCGCGCAGAACCAGGCGACTCAGCACGCTAAAGGCGCTGCAGAGGCGCAGCAGACATTCGCTAATGCGGCAAGCGCAGAGGCAACCAAGATTGGTCCGGCTCAGACATCGCCGGCTGTTCAAGATCAGGCGTCTACTCTCGCAGTTGCTAATAAGAAACGGCAGGCAGCGCTGGCGGCAGGGATGGTGTCGACGTTTGGCCCGAACGGACAGCCACCGCCACCGGCGTCACTCGTGAGTGCTCCGCAGGCGTTTGCGACTGGCATGAAAACCACTTTAGGGAGCTAGATGGCTATCTCAATTCAAGACGACCGAAACGCTCAGAAAGACGGCAAGACTCCTATGCAGATTACGGGGTCAGCGGTTAAATTTGACCGTAAAGCAACCAATCAGCGCTGGGACCGACTTCGCATTGAAGGCTGGAAATGGCGCCCAGCGTGGCGGGAGATCCGTGACGAGATAGCTCCGACTCGCGGCATGTTCGAATACGAAAATCCAAATTGGGGCAAGCGTATCGATCACGAGAGGATTATCAATTCTCACGCGATGGACGCCCTGGACACGATGGCGGCTGGCATGGCGTCTGGCATGACGACTCCGATGCGGCCCTGGTTTCAGCTTGGTACGACCGATCCCGACCTTTCTGAGTTCCAGCCGGTCAAGGAATGGCTCGCGCAAGTGATGGAACGGCTCTATGCGGTCCTGGCCAAGTCGAATATGTACCAGACCTGGCACAACCTGTATGCCGAAATCGGAGGGTTTGGGACCGGCGCCGAGATCATTCTCCCGGATTATAAGAGCGTTATCCGCGGCCGCAACTTTACGATCGGAGAATACTTCCTTGGTAACGGGCCGGACAATCGAATCAATGCGTTTGCGCGGCAGTATTGGATGACGGTCGGGCAGATCGTAGAAGAGTTTGGGTATGAGAACTGCTCTCAGTTTGTGCAATCGGCGTACAAGCAGAACAATGTCGACGCCTGGCGCTTGATGCGGCATTTGATTGAACCGAACGATGACCGCATTGAAGACCGTAAAGATTTCAGGGGTATGAAGTTCCGATCAGTGACGTGGGAAGAATCCAGCCCGTCCGATACCGCTGCTCGCGTGTCCGGATACCAGGAGATGCCGGTCCAGGGTCCGCGGTGGCAGATCACAACAACCGCCGATACCTACGGAAGATCGCCTGGCTGGAAAGCGCTCGGCGACTCTAAGATGCTTCAGAAGATGGAAAAGGACAAACTCAAAGCTTTAGACAAGGTTGTTGACCCTCCAACGCAGGCGGACGCCAATGTCGACGCCGTAAACACTCTCCCGGGCGGGCTCACGCGATATACCAGCACAACGCCGAGCGCCGGAGTAAAACCTGTCTATCAGATCCAGCCCGATTTTAACGCGATAACCGCAATGATTCAGATTGTTGAAACGCGCATTGACAGGAACTTTTACGTCGACCTGTTCAAAATGATGATCTCCGATGACAGGCCCGCCGTGACCGCACGAGAGATCGTAGAGCGGCACGAGGAAAAGCTTCAAATGCTTGGCCCTGTCATTGAAGCTTTAGAGTTCGAGCTGCTTGACCCGTCGATTGACCGTATCTTTAACCTATGCCTTCGCGCCGGAGTCATCCCTCCGCCGCCCGTTGACTTACATGGCCATGAGCTGAAGGTCGAATATATCTCGACACTCGCGCAGGCGCAGAAGATGGTAGGAACCACGTCAATTGAGCAGGGGTTACGCTTCGTCGGCTCGCTCGTATCAGTCTATCCAGAAGTGGCCGATAACATTGACCCGGACAAAACCGCCAAGAAGTACATGGACATGGTGGGCGCTCCGCCAGAGTTGGTGCGCAGCGATGACGATATCAAGGCCATACGTGCGGACAGGGCTAAGAAGCAGCAGGCTCAGGAACAGGCTCAGGCTGCCGAGCGCATGACGGAAGGCGCGAAAACACTATCTCAGACGCCCGTGGGCCAAAACTCGGCACTGGATCAAGTGATGGCCGGATTGGGCGGCGGGCAGCCGAACGCGCAGCAGCCGCAAGCGCCAGCACCAGGAGGGCAATGATGCCGTTATCACCCGCAGATCAGATCAAGTACAAGAGCCTCATGGCTGAGGCCGCCAAGAAGCTCGGCAAAGAAAAACTCGCGGAATTGATGAGCTTGTCGGAACAGATGGAAAACGAGCAGGGCCAACAGTCGCCTCAGGCGCCTCCGATGCCGGGGATGGACGCTTCAAAGGTTTATCCGATGCAGGGTAAATGATGCTCGACATTGGATTCAAGCTATCGGTAGTTGTAGCGACAACGATGATTTTGTTTGTGGTGAACAGGTTTAGAAACAGGCATTAAAAAATTTAGCCGTTGGCCCTGATCAGGCCTTTACGCTCCTAGAGCGGCGGTAAACACCCGGATTCTAAGGCGGGATTGAGAGAGTGGAAACGCTCTTTTTATCCCGTCTTTTTTTTCGGGTCATGAGGAAAGCATGAACGATGAGGAAGTCAATCAGAAGATCGAGGAGTTGCGCGAGAAGCGGAAAGCCAGGGATCAGTCGGACCTCGCGAAGGTGCTTAGCCTGCGGGAGGGCCGTCGGCTCGTCTGGAAAATACTCTCGATGTCCGGTGTTTTTGCTCTGTCTTACGCTGGAGAGGCGCAGTGGGAAACCAATTTTAACGAAGGAAAGCGCTCGGTCGGAAACCTTCTCTTGAAGGACATCTCACCAGAGACTGAGCTTGCGATGAAGCGGGAAGCCGCCAACGACAAGCTGCTCAACGATGTTGAGCTAAGGAGCATCGCAAATGGCTGATAACGCAGCAGGAGCAGTTGCAGACGCCGGGACCGCGGCAGGAGCAGATGCCGGTAAAAGCGCTGACGCTGGCGCAGAAGGTAAATCGATTTTAGACGGGGCGCAAGCTCCGGGTAAAACAGGCGAGTCAACTGGTGAGGCCGCAGACGCCGCCAAGAAGGCCGCTGATGGAACCTCCAAATCGGGGGATGACAAGACTGAAGCTGGAAAGACGCAAGACAAAGGAGCGACCGGAGCGCCTGAAAAGTACGAACCATTCAAGGCGCCGGAAGGCATTGCGCTTGACGAAGAAGCCGTGAAAGGATTCACGGACCTCGCTAAGAAGATGAACCTTTCGCAAACCGCCGCTCAGGAACTTGTGGATTTTCAGACGACACGCATCAAGGCCGCGCAGGACGCGAATCTCAAATCCTTTGAAGACATGCAGAAGGGCTGGGCTTCCGAGACCCGCAAAGCGCTTGGCGCTGACGCCGACAAACAGCTTGGGTTTGCAGCCGTAGCGCGGGATAAGTTCTTTACCGGAGACGCGATGAAAGTCCTTAACGAATCCGGTTTAGCCAACCATCCCGCATTAGTGAAATCACTCATCTCGATTGGTAAAGCCATCAGTGAGGACACATTCGTAGAGGGAAAAGGTGAGAAGGGCGGAGGCGGAAAGAACGCAGGAAAGTCCGCCGCTCAGATCATTTACCCGAACAACAAATAGAGGCATAGCCTCAAAGGAGAAACACAATGGCAACACTTGGTGGACCACTGTATCAAACGTTCCTGGATCTGGCTCGCCGCTTAGACCCGGATGGCAAAATCGCCTTGATCGCTGAGATCATGGAGCAGTACAACGAAATTCTAGAGGACATGCTCTGGAAAGAGGGAAACCTCCCCACAGGAGAAAAGACGACCATCCGTACCGGTCTTCCGACTCCGACCTGGCGCAAGCTTAACTACGGCGTTCAGCCGTCGAAAAGCACCACCGCGCAGATCGTCGACACATGCGGGATGCTGGAAGCCTATGCGGAAATCGACAAAGACCTTGCCGACCTGAATGGAAATTCAGCGGAATGGCGCTTGTCCGAAGATCGCGGGCAGCTGGAAGGCATGAACCAGACTTTGGCCAATGCCCTGTTCTACGGAGATCAATCGGTTAACTCCGAGAAGATCACCGGATTCTCGCCTCGCTATCCTGGCTTGACCGGAAACTTCCGAACCAAGGCAAACGTCTTGGACGGCGGCGGACGCGGAGCGACCAATACCTCGGTATGGCTCGTTCACTGGGGCCCTGAGACAGCCTTTGGAATTTATCCCAAAGGATCGATTGGCGGATTCCAGCACCGGGATCTTGGAGAGCAAACTCTCTGGGACAATCAGACCCCTCCTGGCAAATACCAGGGATACCGTACCCACTACAAATGGGATTGCGGATTGACCGTGCGCGACTGGCGTTTCCAAGTCCGCATCGCCAACATCGACGTGACCGCATTGACGAAAGATGCGAGCGCCGGGGCGAACTTGATTGATCTCATGGTTCAAGCGTTTGAAATCTTGCCTGCAAAACAGATGGGATCTCCCGTCTTCTATTGCAACAAGACCATCAAATCGTTCCTTCGCCGGCAAATGGCGAATAAGACGAACGCTCGGTTGAACTTCGAGGAAGTGATGGGTAAACACATCCTATCGTTTGACGGTGTGCCTGTACGGCGCGTCGATCAAATCTCGAACACTGAGACGGCTCTGAGCTAAAGAACTGGTTTTTTAAACCAAAGGAGATTCTAATGATTAAAGATAAACAGCTTGAACTGTCTGATAACCAGACAGGCATCACCGCCAGCGCCGCGTCAACGAACATCTACGACGCAGGCGCGCAGGGCGACGCGATCGGGTCTCACGACTGGATCGTCGTAAAAGTCCGGACGTTGCCGACATCCACAAATAGTACGGCGACCGTTCAGGCGCAGTTGGAAACGGCGGATGATTCCGCGTTCAGCGTCAACAAGACGGTATTGATTGCTGCCGGAGCGATTATCATCACGGCGCTTCCTTCTGGAACGTATCTAATCAAATCGTTAATTCCGCTAGGAGTGCGCCAGTTCCTTCGTGTGTATTTCACGATTGGGACTGAGAGCTTGACCGGTGGAGCGTTTGACGCGTTCGTCGTATCGGACGCAGACAACATCCTGAACTACTAGGCCATGGCGAAATATCGAGCGATCCGTTCGAGCTATGGGTTTAGAGGCACGTTCTGGGAAATGGGCGACGTCGCTGAAGACGTCACCAAGACGGAGGCCGAGCGCATTGACGTTAAGACTCACTTCTCTCTGATTAAGCAGGGAGAGTCTGACGAAGTGCCGCCGCATCCGTCTCTCTTGCCGCCCGAGCCGTCAACGCTCGTGGAAGTGCAGGAAAACTCTCAGAAGACCGAAAACCTTCTCGGACGTAGGTCATCGAAAAGATAGCGTAAGCGGACAGGCCGGGGGTCTGAAAATCCCCCGGTCTGCTTCTGCTTTTCAAGGAAACCATGAGTAGCCCACAGCCTATTACGCAGGCATATCAGCCAGGCCGGCCTGTCGTTTCCCTCATTTGGGATATGACGATGGACAACGTATGGAATACCAATACGTCTGCTTACGAGGCGTACAATCCTTCAAATGCCGCTCATTACCAGGTCTCACTGACTGACGCCAATGGTGTCGGATGGTACTCGGGCGCGTTCCCGTCAGCTTTAACAGGCGCGACTTTTCAGGTCGTTACCTATGACACAGCAAACATGCTCAGTCCTATCGGCGCCGCTCAAATGGGCCCTCCGGACACAGGCGGGATATCCCCGGCATCCACGTCAGCGGGAGTCATATCGGTCATTAACAAAGCTTTACAATTTCTAGCCGTATCTCAAATCACGTCACTGTCAGATGATTCGGAAGCGGCGATTCAGGCGAACAGCGTCTATAACGGCATTTTGACGGCGGTTCTTCGCTCTCATTGGTGGAAGTTTGCGAGTTTCGTACAAATCCCCTCCCTTCTTAGCTATCCGGCCTTTGACGCCACGAACGACTCAACGGGGGATCCGCTCCCGGGATGGGAATATCTCTACGCTTACCCGACAACGTGCGTCAAGCTGCGGCGCGTGTTTGACCCGGCGTGCTGCGGGAACTTAGGCGGCGTGGGATTCGTGAGCTATACCTACTACCCTGATTTCGTCGAGTACTACGATATGTATAAGGACACGCTGTATCGGTGGAAGCTTGTAATGACGCCATCGGCTCCATTCGTGAAAGCCATCGCGGCTCATGTGAACCCGGCATACATCGAGTATACCTATCTGGTGACAGACCCGACGTTGTGGGATCAATACTTCTCGGACGCTATGAGTTGGAACATCGCGGCGACATTGGCCAGGCAACTCACTGGCAATACGGATCTTGCTACTCAGGCGATGCAAATGTTTATGTCGGTCGTGAGCGAAGCCAAGCGGCTGGATGCAGAAGAAGACAGAGACACCCATCAAAGAATGTCTTCGTATCAGCGGGCGAGATCCTAATGCCAGGCGCCCCTCCCTTAGCCCATCCCTCGCAGCCTACTTTTTCTTCTGGCGAATTGTCGCCCGAGATGTATTCCCGCATTGACCTAGCCAAATATTCAACGGGCCTGCGCACGGGGCGGAATGTCTTTGTCCGGCCGCAGGGCGGGGTCAGTAACCGGTCTGGACTGAGAATGGTGGCACAGGCTAAGTACCCGTATGCGACTCACTCTTGCCGGATGATCCCGTTTGATGTTTCTGACACGCAATCTTACATGCTCGAAGTAGGGCACCAATACATACGCTGCTACGTTAATGGTGCGCAGATCCAAATGGTTGGCGCTGCTGGGTGGGTGACTGGCACGGTGTACGCCGCTGGTAATTTCGTCACGCAGTCTGGTATTCAATACTACTGCCTACTCCCGCACATGTCTGGGACTTTTGCGACCGACCTGGCGGCGGGCAGGTGGATCGCTCAAAATATCTTTGAAATCCCTACGCCTTATGACTCTGCCGATCTTCCACTCATTAAATATGTCCAGTCTGCGAGCAACCTCTATCTCGCGCATCCCAACTATGCGCCTATGACGCTAATCAGAACCACTGATACGAACTGGACGCTCGCAGCGTTTCCGTTTGCCAACGGCCCGTTTATGGACGAGAATGCGACAGCAATAACAATAACGCCTTCGGTTCCGGCGAATACTTTGACGGCAAGCGCCCCGCTCTTTAACGCCAATCATTTGTCTTCCTTATGGAAGGTCAATGCTAGAGTCCCGGCGCAATATCGCAGCACTAATTTTTCCGCGACATTAACGAATTACATTGATCCCATATCAGTGTCAAGCGCTCACGATTTCAATATCAGCACGAGCGGGACGTGGACTGGGAGCTTCAAAATCCAGAGGACGACGGATGGCGGCGTGACATGGCTGGATACGAGCCAGGTTTTTTCATCGAGCAGCGATGCGAACTTCAATGTCAATGGAGATGCCGCAGAGATGTGTCTTTTAAGAATTTTCGTCATCAGCGTGACGGCGGGAACGCTTAAGATCACTTTATCATCAAATGCTTTTATTATTCCAGTGATCTATCAAGTGTTTTCAGTTCCCAGTTCAACGGTTGTCGGTATTGCGCTTACTGTTCCGTCTCAGATACCTTTTGGTATCGCTTCAAACGCGACCGGCGTTGTATGGACAACAACCGAGTGGTTCGAGGGCGCGTGGTCAACGTACCGGGGATGGCCGTCGGCGGTCACGTTCTATCAGGACCGTTTGGGGTGGGCCTCGACTCCTGCTAACCCTCTTGGTTCATGGTGGAGCCAGACGGGCAATTACGTCGATTACGGGATCAGCGATCCTCTGGTAGATTCTGACTCCATATCGTTTAACATGCCGACCCGAAAGCTGAATCAATGCCAGCATCTTCTTCCGATGTTTCAAGTACTCGCGCTCACGTCATCTGGGGAGATATCGATCGGCGCCGGGGGGTCCGGAGACTTTACGCCGACCTCTCTCTCGGTGCTTCCTCAAACCTATCATGGCGCCGCGCCGTGTCCTCCGGTCCTCATTAACAATGAGGCGGTATTCATCCAGGCCAGGTCGTCACAGGTGCGCAGCATCCAGTACCAATATTTCACGAATATCTTTAATGGCGAAATCCTGAATTTAATGGCGACGCATCTCTTTGACGGCTATTCGATTACGGACATGTGCTATGCCGAAAGCCCTAACTCGACGATATTCACGGTCCGGTCCGACGGTATTCTCCTGTGTTTTACTTATCTTAAAGAGCAGCAGGTTCTTGGCTGGACGCATTGGGATACCAACGGATCATTCGAGAGCTGTGCCGTCATTCCGAATGGCACCTACGACGAGTTATGGGTAGTCGTCAATCGGCCTTTCGGAACATTTATTGAACGCCTCGCGCAACGTCTCCCGACCACCGACACCAAAGATCAGTTTCACGTTGACTGTGGGATCGATTACAGCGGGGCTCCGACAACCGGGATATCCGGACTTGACTATCTTGAGGGTCAATCCGTGATGGTCTTGGGAGATGGAAACGTCATGGGCCCGTTTGTGGTATCGAGCGGATCAATCACCCTTGGAAAAGCCGTCTCTCTCGCGCATATCGGCCTTTCTTATACGTGCGACGCGGAATCGCTTAACATCGAACTTCCTAGCCAGGATGGAACCAGCCAGGGACGACGGCAACGCGTCGCAGCGGTCACGCTCAGGTTTGTTAATTCCTTGGGTGGGAAGGTCGGGCAAGTGTCGACTAATCTCCACGCCATTAATCCTAACCCCGTTTTACCTCATTTGGCGACCTATATGCCGCTATTCTCCGGTGACTATCCGAAGATCCCTCTCCCTGGCGACTGGACGAATAACGGGCGCTGGTTCTTCCGTCAGACGGACCCGCTCCCGTTCACGCTCACCGGCGCATTCCCGATCATTGAAGCGGGGAACATATGACGTTTATCTATTGCAAGGACGATGTGAAGATCCGATCTTCCGTCGAGCGTGACGTTGAAGATCTGCGCGATTGCCTGCGCGAAGTCGACCGGGCTGAATTACAGGCTTTCAACGGGCAGACGCCCTATCAAGCGCTCAGTTACGGAAGGCGTCACTCGACGTTCTGCGCAACGGTCTTGTTTAAGGATAAGCCGGTAGCCATGTTTGGCGTGGTCCCGGACTCTAAAGTTAAGACCGCGGCCGCCGTGTGGCTCTTAGCAAGCGATGGGATTTACTTGATGCGCTATTCGTTCTTACGACTTTCCAGACGGTACGTCAAGTTGATGCAGGCGCGATACCCTCTCCTTTGGAATTTCATTGACCCGAAAAATACGGCGACGATCCGATGGCTTTTGTGGTGCGGGGCCTCGCTCGATGACCCGAAGCCGGTGGGCAAGGATGGGGCTATGTTCCAATATTTCACGCTTGAAAAGTCTATGAAGGCGGTGGCTTAGTGGGGAATCTTAGAAAGGGCGGATTGATAAGCGCGGTGTGCCGCTTCTTCGGAATTAAAACAGCCCAGATGGCGGGTGCGCCCACCATAGCGTATCTGAGAGGTCCAGCAATCGTTGTCAGAATGGCGATGAACGCCAACAAATTTACTCGTCTTTCTCTTTTTCCTATAAAAGCAATTGCTCATATTTCCGCGATGAGTGACGATGCGGAGATTCGATCTCAAATTGTTGAGCCCATTCCTATCGATATGGTCAATGACGAACCCGTTGAGAGGTCTTCCCATGACGACTTGGTGAAGCCGAATCTGTACTCGGCCACCCGATCCTTTGACAGCAGAATGTTTGCCTCTGATCCCTTGAGGGTCTTTAGCGTAAGAACAATATGCGTAAAAGCGTGGCCCGTCTTGAGCCAGAGTCCATTTCAAATGGCCAATAGCCTCGTAAATATCGTCGTCTACCTGAGTCGTCTTTCCTTGTGTAAGGTGGATTATCTTCATTTACACATTATAGCACAAGGAGGGTACTGATACGTGCACACCTAATTCAATGATGGCCCTTCAGGGACTCGGGACCGCCGCTTCAGCCTATAGCGCGAACGCCCAAGGCCAGGGACAGAAGGCTTACTACTCATACCTCGCATCTCAGAATACTCAGCAAGTCCCGAAAGTTTTACAGACGGCGAATCTCAATACGGGATCAGTGATATCTGCCGAGGGTATTCAAGAGCAGAATTTGAATCGCCAGGTATCGACGGTCGAAGGATCGCAGAAGGCGACATTGGCCGCGAGCGGGGTCTATGGCGGGTCCGGGACGGCTGCCGACGTAGCGACTGACACCGAGAACAAGGCGGCATTGGACCGCGC